CAACATCACATTGATAGAATGCCAGAGTGGGATAAAATTGCACCGTGGAATATAGGAAAGTTATTTAAATGGAACAAGACAAAGAAGAAATAAGAATTAGACAATTAGCAAAGGTAACAAAGTTCTTAAAAGAACATGGTGATATTCCTCACTATAAAAATATGGCATTACCTCCCGAAGAATTCTTAAATTGGAAAACAGATAAAAAACAAAAAATACCATATTCGAGATGGATAATGAATCAAGCTAATTGCCCTACATTAAAGATGCAATTAGATGTGCCACATGAACAAATGGCAAAAGAAGCAGAGCAATTTTTAGGTGATTATGTAAAACACCGAGGTGATATAAATCCAGGCTGGAGCAGTATAGTTGTTCACGGTCAAGGATGGGATAAAACACAACCGGATAATTTCTACGTTGAAGAAGGCGCTTGGAAAGAAGGCGAAGGACCTGAATTTGGCTGGACAGAAATTGCAGATAAGTGTCCAGTAACAGTAAATTGGCTTAAAAATGTATGGCCGTTTAAATTATATCAAAGAGTTAGATTTATGCTATTAGAACCGGGTGGTTTTATCAGTCCACATTTGGATTTTAAAGAAAGAAACTTAGCAGCCTTTAATGTAGCACTTAGTAATCCTCCAGGAGTAAAGTTTTGTATGGAAGATGCAGGAATAGTACCTTGGGAAGTAGGCGATGCTAGAGCAATTGATATTGGTAGATTGCATTCAGTATATAATACTGGTACAGAAAACAGAATTCATATGATTATTCATGGTCATTGGGGCGATAACTTTGAAAACATTCTATGTGAGAGCTTTGACCAGCTTTTAGCTGAAATTAAAGACTAAGTTAACTCTATAAACCACTGTTTTTCTAAAATCTAAATAAATACATGTAGATAACAATTTAGATAATATTCTAAAATAGAAAAGGAGCTATAATATGGCAAATCTTGTTTCACCTGGCGTCCAGGTAACAGTAACAGACGAATCAGTTTACGGTCCAGCCGGTGCCGGTACTGTACCAATGATTTTCATTGCCACTGGTCAGGACAAGGTTGATCCAACCCTAACTGAAACCGATGGTATTGCAAAATTCACAAAGTCTGCAAATTCAAACCAACCTGTTCTAGTTACATCACAAAGAGAATTAACTCAATATTTTGGTAATGTTGACTTCCGTAAGGTAAGTGGCACAGTATCACAGGGTGATGAAACTAACGAATACGGTTTATTGGCAGCATACTCATTTTTAGGTCAAAGTTCAGCTGCGTACATTGTACGTTCTGATGTAGACTTAACAGCATTGAGACCACTTTCAGCAGAACCAACAGGTAATCCTGCAAATAATACATATTGGGTAAAACCTTCAACTTCAAGTTGGGGTATATTCGAATATTCAGCAGCAGGTTGGGTAGAAAAAACTCCAACAGTAGAACTTACAGATGGCAGTGCTCCAAGCACAGCAGCAGTACAAGGCGAATTCCTTGTAGCAGTAGCAAATTCTACAACAGACACAAAAATTGAATACTATGTAGGTGATGCTAATCCAGCATGGGTAGCAGTTTCACCAACTTTCGCACCACACTATTCTGCACCAGCTTCACCAAGCACAGGTGACGTGTGGATTAAAACAACAACACCAGGTAGCGGATTAAATGTAGATTTACAATTATTTACAACAGTAGCAGATTCATTCGTTACACAAGGTGTAACATATGCACAAGCTACAGCACCAACGGGTGTTACAGGCGACACGTTTGCAGATGGTTCATCAGCAACAGCACGTACACTAACAGATGGTGACATTTGGTTAGACACAGCTACTTCAGATATCGCAATTAAACGTTACGACAGTATTGGTAACGATTGGGATAACATTGCAACAGACCCAACAGTAGCAACTGGCGGTTTTGTAATGGAAGTAAAAGCAACAGCACCAGTAGGTAATCCAACAGATGGTACAATTTGGTTTGATCCAGATGTAAATGAATTAGCAATCTACGAAGTAGTAAGCGATTCAGGAACTCAAAAATGGCAACGTGTATCAGATGTACAATATGTTACTACTGCTCCAACTACAGACGCAAATGGCGGATCGTTAGCAGATGGTGATTATTGGATTGATACAGATGCAGACGGTTATCCTGTAATTTACAGACATAACGGTACAACATGGGTACTAAAAGATGGCACAGATCAAAGCACAAGTGCAGGTATTGTATTTGGCGATATTACTGCCCTTGATACAACAGCAGGTGCTTTTGAAAGTACACTATTAGCAGGTGCACCAGATCCACTAATACATCCAGTTGGAATAACTGGTATTAACATGTGTAGATCATCTAGCACAGTTAGAGAATATGATAGTTCATTAACAACAACTTGGAAATGGCGTAATAAAGCAAGCAATGCAGCTGACGGCTCAGGTTCGTTTGGTAGATTAGCACAGCGTAAAGTTGTTACAACAGCTATGCAAGCATCAGCAGCGAAATCAGAACTACGTGAAGACACAGTTCAATTCCGTTTAATTGCAGCTCCAGCATATCCAGAACTATATGACGAAATGGTAACACTAAACAGCGACAAAGACGAAACAGCATTTGTTATTGTTGATGCTCCATTCCGTTTAAATCAAACAGAAGCAGTTTCTTGGATTCAAGGAACAGCGGCAACTGAAAATGGTGAAAAAGGACTAGTAACTAAGAATACTTATTCAGCAGTTTACTACCCACACGCATTAACTACAAATCCAGTAACAGGCGATAGCGTTGTTGCACCAGCATCACACATTGCATTATACACATATGCATACAGTGATAATGTGTCATTCCAATGGTTTGCACCAGCAGGTTTAACACGTGGTGTTGTACAAAACGCATCAAACGTTGGTTACTTAAATAGCGAAGACGAGTTTGTTAAGTTAGCACTAACACAAGGTTCTAGAGATGCAATGTATGATAACAAAATGAACCCAATTGCAAGATTCCCGGCAGAGGGCGTTGTTGTATTTGGTCAAAAATCACTTCATACAAGTGCTTCAGCATTAGACAGAGTGAACGTAGCTAGACTTACAGCTTATCTAAGAGAGCGTTTTGCAGTTATTTCAAGACCGTTCTTATTTGAACCAAATGATGTAGGAACACGTACAAATGCTAAAGCAGTATTTGATGGTTTCCTAGCTAACATTTTACAACAGCGTGGTATTTACGATTTTGCAGTTGTGTGTGATGAAACTAACAACACACCAGCAAGAATTGATGCAAATGAATTTTATGTTGACGTAGCAATTGAGCCTACAAAATCAGCAGAATTTATTTACATTCCAATTAGAATTGTAAACACTGGCGAACTTTCGTAAGACGTTAATTCATAATTAATACTATTAAAGGGCTACTATAGAGATATAGTAGCCTTTTTTAATTTAACATTAACTGATAAATACAGTTGCACATTGCAATGCACATAGTTCAGCTAATGAGCTATAATTTATATAAAAGGATAACACCATGGTAAAACTAGAACAAGCTAAAATCATTGCTACTAACATGAGTGAACACAGATTTAACCCTGAAGTAACTACTAGCATGAGATTTGATACTAATTTTCTTTTTGGCGCAGCAGGCGACATCATCGAACTCGATGCATGGGTACCAGAAAATGCAATCGAACAGATTGATACATTAAACGCTGATCCATCAAAAATCCTACGTTCACGTGTGAACGATGATTATAACGGTCCTAAAGCAGGATACGAATATAACGTAATTCCAGAGTCATGGAATATACCAAACCACACTGAATCGTTAGGTTCATTAATATACGATAAAGGTGATTTTTTAGCTCCTCACAGAGATAAATGGAGACAAGTTACTCCAGACGGAATCACAGGCGATTCATTTAGAATGATTTGTCACTTAAATCACACTAACTCAGCAGAATTTCATTTTGTTGTAGATGGTAAAATTTTTAAACCAGAAGCACGTAGATGGTACGCAATTAACACAAGAAAAGTTCATTATGGATTTTCTTTTGTTGACGGAGTATATCATTTAAGTGCGGCACTAAGTCTCGATGACGATAAGCGTGAAGAAACAGTAAAATGGTTACTTGATGTGCTACCATATTCACACCCAGCGGGCGACCGTAAAGGTGTTGACTGTAGCCGTAACTAAGGAGAACTATTATGGAAACTAATAAAATTAGAAGAGTACCGGGTGATTGGACTTCAATAGATCAGTTTAAATCATCTTCAGCTCACCAAGCTATTTCTGACGCAATTGTAGGTTTCACACCAGGTGAAATTGATATCGTTATGGAATACAAATTAATTGATACTAAAATATGGATCAAATACCAATTTGAAACTGCAGCAAAAGTTGCAGAGTTCAAATCATATATTTTAGCATCTGATTCAAGTGTCCATTTGGGACAATCAGCAGGTCAACTAGGCGAAACTATCGCTCAAGAAGGCTGGGTTGTATAATCAATCAATAAAAATACCAAAGATAGGTTACTTTTTAAAGTGACCTATCTTTTTGAGCGTTGATTTGATAAATACAATATAACAAGAAGATACTACAGTATAGTATTATAGGAGAAAACAAAATGGCCGTAATTACAAATTTTGGTGTACCAACTGACGCAAGTGCAGGAACTACACTAATGCCGAAGCTACAATATCGTTTCAGAGTTACATTTAGTAACTTAGGCGGAGCGACTGGAACTGATGAAGTTACACAAAATGTTATTAGCACAGGCAGACCAAATTTAACACACGAGGAAGTGGTAGTTGATTCATATAACTCAAAAATGTACCTTGCAGGTAAGCATACATGGGATCCAGTAACAATTGTATTCCGTGATGATATGAAATCAAATGTTATTAAAAAATTAGGTAACCAACTAAACAAACAAGTTGATCATGCAGATCAATCAAGTGCAATCTCAGGTAGTGCATATAAATTTGGTGTTAAGATTGAAACACTAGATGGTGCAAATGGCACAACATCGCCAACAACTTTTGATGCATGGGAATTACAAGGTTGCTTCATTACTAACGTACAGTATGGAGACTTAAACTATGCAGATTCAAGCATGGTACAAGTTACATTATCAGTTCGTTTTGATAACGCACTACACATGATTGATGGTTCAGATCAATTAAGTAACGGAACAGCATCTAACGATATTTCACAAACTGGTTCTACACTTTAATAAGTAAGGAACTTTAAAATGGCAATAGGTGACGCAGGTTATTATATATATGGACAATCATCAGTTCAGGGTGAAATAGACGCAATACCAAGAAATAAGTATTCGTTTACTGTATCCTTGAATTATGTAGGAAGTCCAAGACCTCTAGATTTGACACGCATTGCTAATATTCAAATGCCTACGTTCACATATAGAACGCAGACATTAAACAAATATAATGCTAAAAATATTGTACAGACTGGTATAGATTACACTCCTATTACTCTAACAGCGTATGATACAAAAGATCATTATTTTGAAGACTTTTTAAAGGACTATGCAAGATATTATTTTGCTGGTCCGATGAATGAAGAAGATTATGCTTCGTGGTTACAATCTCCAAAAGGATTAGAACTACCAAACAGCAGAAACTTTATAACTACATTAAAGATTATTAGAAAAGACACAGCTAATAGATCAAATACAATAGAAATATTTAACCCATATATTACAAACGTTGATACTGATACACTTGACTATGCTGATAGTTCAGCATCGGTATTTAGAGTATCGTTTTCATATGAAGGTTATAATATTATAAGTGATGGAACATCACCACCACCTCCTTTTATGGATGACACTGCTACACCAGATGCTGGTTTTCAAGACGAAGATCCATTTGAAGAAGGAAATGAAGATAATTATGAAGTACATCAAGATGCTGAAGAATTTACTACAGCGTTAGTACCACCTGCTAAAGGAACACATAAACCCGTTGTTAAAACTAATAAGCCACAATTAGAAAGATGGGATGGAACACTTAAAAAAGGTGAAAAAATTAGAAACATTGATGGCGTATCTTACAAAGTACCAGCTCCTGCAAACGGCCCAAGTTAATGCCGAAGTTTCAAAGGGGACAATTTGTCCCACAACAGCCAGACAAATATATAGGTAAACGAGCACCACAATACAGAAGTGGTTGGGAACTAGCAGTTATGCGTATGTGTGATAATCATCCAGCCATATTAGGTTGGGGTAGCGAAACACATAGAATTCCATATAAGAATCCATTAACAGGAAAACAAACAACATATGTTCCAGATTTACTTATTGTGTATAAAGATAAGAATGGAAAAAATCATGCTGAAATGATTGAAATAAAACCTGCTAGTCAAACAATAGCAGAAGCAAGAACGCAAGCACAGAAAGCAGCGGCAGTAGTTAATCAAGCTAAATGGGCAGCATGCCATGCTTGGTGTAAATCACAAGGTATGGGCTTTAGAGTAATAACAGAACATCAGATATTTAACAAACCTCAAAATTCTAAGAAAAAGAGAAAAAAGTAGAATTTTAAAAGGATAAGTACTAATATAATTGGAAAAGTAATATGACAAAAAAATTAGAAGAAGAACTAAACTTACCAGATTTAGATGACTTAATGCCTGGAGAAGAGGCAGAGCATATAGAACCTACAACTGAAGATATTAAAAATGAAATAGCTGAATATAAAGGTGAAATGAGTATGGTAGAACGTGCTAATATTGCATTACCTACAGTTGAAGGTTTAGAACAGTTAGATAGAGAAATGGACGAATATGCAAAAAAAGCCATGGAAACATTTGATGAATTAGTTGACTTGGGAAAAAATGTTGAAGATAGACATGCAGCACCTATATTTGATAGTGCAAGTAAAATGATATCAGCAGCATTACAAGCAAAGCAAGCTAAAATGGACAAAAAAATGAAAATGATAGAATTGCAAATGCGACAAGCTAGACTTGAAAAAGACAGTGAAAAAATCGATGCATATGTAGCACAAAAGAACAATGAATTAGGATTAGACGAGCCAGAAGGCACAGAGGGGCGTATTATTGGTAATAGAACGGATATGCTTGCAGAAATCTTAAAACAATTGCCCGAAAAAGATAAATAGTATTAATAGGAGAATACATAGCAATGAAATCGTACACACAATACTTAACGGAAGCTAAAAAAACGTGGAGTTTTAAAATTAAAACTATACATGAATTAACTGACGATCAATGTGATCGCATAGAGAAGCACCTCGGAAAATACGACTCTAAAGGACTCGGTGCTGTGAAGAAAACAATGTTACAAAGTACACCACGTGATTTTCCTAAAGCCAGAGGGTACGAAGTATTTACATACGAATTTGATTGTGACAGAGTTGCTAGTGGATGGCAAATACAAAATGACATCCGTAATATGCTTGGACTAGCAGACGGCGTACTTAAAGTAAAAGGTGCACATGAACCAGACGAAGCAATTCCAGCAGTAGGCTTACAAATCAAGAGCGTACTAGAAGATGGTGATTACTCCGAGGCAGAAAAAGTTAAAGCAGAAGATCATTACGGTGATCAATACAACAGTAAATTTATTAAAGAGTTAGCGAAACTCAAAAAAGAAAAGGAAAAAGGCAATGAGTGATTTAGACAGAATATTAAAACTTGCTAGCCACGGCACAGACAGAGCTCAAAGCCAGGCTCCAGCAGAAAGAGAAATGAAAGAAGAAATTCCAGCAACAACTGAAGAAGTTGGTACAACTGAAGCAGTTGGAGAATTTGCAGATCCAATTTTGGATTTATGCGATGATTTAGGATGTGATTCAGATCATCCAGTACTTGGCGAATTAATTCGTTATTTAGATGGCGACACAATTAAAGATTTCGTAGCAGACTTCCGTAGACACAACGACATGAACCACCCAGGTGAAGATGGCGATTATGGTGATGACGATGAAAACTTTGAAGAAGGTAATGAATTCTCAGGTGAATTAGAAAAAGCCAGAAAAGAAGGCAAAAAAGAATTTAAAGTAGATGGTAAAACATACCAAGTAGAAAACTATCAAGATCGTTACAATAAAGTAGCAAGTACAGCGAACGCTATTAAAGTAGGCAAAAGCAATGCTACAATGCCACAAGACGCAGTACGTAAAGTATCAGGTGATAGTTCATATACACATGCAGATAATCCATTTTATGCAGCAAAAGCAGATGCACGTAAAAACGATGGACTAGGTGTAAATGGAGCAATTACTAAACGTATGAAACCAGGCGCAGATGGTAAATTTAAATGGGGTAGAGATAAACTAGCTGACTCAACTGTACAAGAAGGTACATGGGCAGTTCCAGAAACTCCAGAACAAGTAGAAAAATTAAAAGAAGTAATGTCAGAGCCACTATTAGTAGGCGCAGACGGCGATAACGCATGTGACGTAATGTATGGTTTATTAGGTGACGATGAGTTATTTGATACATTCCACGAAATGTCAGTTGACATGGGACCAGATGCAGATGCAAGACCAGCAATCGAAGCTAGATTAAAAGAACTAGGACTAATGGAAACAGAAATTGCAGAAGGTACATTAATTTGTAAAGACTGTGGAGATAAACTACATAATCCTACTACCGATTGCAGTAATGATTGTCATGATGAAAGTGGCGACCATTGGGTTAATGAAGAAACAGTCAATGAAGCACAAAGCCAAGCACAAAAGGACGCATTTGCAAAAATGTTAGCTTCTAAAAAAGGTGCTAAAAAAGATGACGAAGATGATAAAGATGATAAAGTTGAAGAAGCAGTTATTACAGAAAAATGTGGTACTTGTGGATGCGATATGGATCATCCAAAACCAGGTTGCGACTGTGATTCACATAAAAAAGAAAACATTGAAGAGGCACCAACTATGGACACAACACAATTAATTAATTTAATGAAAAACTCAGGTTTGAGCGAAGAAAAAATTAAAGAAAAATTAGACGAATGGGCAAATACACCAGCAGGTGCAGCAGAAGAAGAAGCTACATCACATGGTGAACCATACGAAAATTTTGCACAAAGCGTGAACCTAAGTTTAAAAAGATATTTAGATGCAGAAGATATGAAAGTAGGCTTAAAAGAACATAAAGTTGAAGATATCAAAGAAGCATATAAAACATCTAAAAATAAAAAATAATATAACATCCCCCTTAAACAGCGTAGCTAGTCTACGCTGTTTTTCTTTGTTAACTACGTAGATAAATAATATTATGGCAGTAGATACAAAATTAACCAAAACCCCTTACAAAAAAGAACGTTATACAGAAGAGCAAATTCAAGAACTTGCACTATGTTCACAAGATCCTAAACACTTTATGAAGGAACACTGTTATATTCAGCATCCTACAAAAGGTCGTATGAAATTTAAGTTATATGATTTCCAAGAAGATCTAGTGGATACATATCACAATAATAGATACAGTATTAGTATGCTTGCACGACAAACAGGTAAAAGTACTTGTGCGGCAGGATACTTGCTATGGTATGCAATGTTTAACCCAGATCAAACTATTCTTATAGCGGCACACAAATATAGTGGTGCTAGTGAAATTATGCAACGTATACGTTTTGCGTACGAAACACTGCCTGATTTTATTAGAGCTGGTGTTACTGCATATAACAAAGGATCGTTGGAATTTGACAACGGATCTCGTATTGTAGCACAGAGTACAACAGAAAATACTGGACGTGGTTTGTCTATATCGTTAGCATACTTAGACGAGTTTGCATTTGTTAGACCAAACATTGCTAAAGAATTTTGGACTTCACTTTCACCTACACTAGCAACAGGTGGTAAATGTATTATCACATCAACACCAAATATGGATGACGACCAATTTGCACAGATTTGGAGAGATGCTAATAAAAATCAAGATGAACATGGAAATGAAACTAAACAAGGTATTAATGGATTTGCACATTATCTAGCTAATTGGGAAGTACATCCAGATAGAGATTGGGAATGGGCAGAAATTGAACAAGGTAAAATTGGTGAAGAAAGATTTAGACGTGAACATAATTGTGAGTTCATTGCATTTGATGAAACACTTATAGATAGTATTAGACTTAGTAATATGGAAGCACGTGATCCATATGCCAAAGCAGGACAAGTGCGTTGGTATGCTCCTATTGCAAAAGGAAAGTTATACGTAATAGCATTAGATCCTAGTTTAGGTACAGGAGGAGATAATAGTGCTATACAAGTATACAGTATGCCAGGAATGAAACAAGTTGCAGAATGGATGCATAATAGAACTACAGTTCAAGGTCAAGTAAAAATATTAAGAGAAATTGCACAGTACATTGAAAGTGAAACAAGCGGCGACTGTGAAATATACTACAGTATGGAAAACAATACATTAGGTGAAGCAGCACTAGTCGTAGTAGAAGAAACAGGTGAAGAACACTTTCCTGGTACATTCTTAAGCGAAACAAAAGCACATGGTAATGCTAAACGTTATAGACGTGGATTTACTACTACACATAAAAGTAAAATATCAGCATGTAGTAAATTAAAGCATTGGATTGAAACAGAAAAATTAGAAATAGCAAGTAAACCGCTATTAAGAGAATTAAAAACATTTATCGCTAGAGGTAATAGCTATTCTGCCAAAGATGGTGAGAATGATGACCTTGTAATGGCATTAGTTCTTATAGTAAGAATGAGCATGGAAGTATCTAAGTACGAAGAAAGTGCATTTGAGTATTTAAATGAAGACTTTGACGATGATGACGGTATGGAACCAATGCCTTTTAGCTTACTATAGCACTTATTTGATAAATACATTAAAGGAATACTATAAAGATGCAACTATCAACAGAAATTTTTAACATTATTAAAGGAGCGAACATTAAGTTACGTTTGTTTGATTTTGAAGGCAACAAGACTTTAGACGCAGATCAGTCAGCAAGATTTTATGCTTATGATCAAGATTTTCTAGTCACTATACGAACAGAAAATGATGAAGTAGAAGTCGTTGTACAAGCAGGAGCAGATTTCAGTTTTGATAAACATAAAGATCTTTTAGCAAGTATTAAGAAAGCAGGACATAACGCTATGGCAGAATATACAATAAGAAAATTTGATAAAAATATAGCACCAAAAGACTTCGCAAGTGAAACAGTTAAAGAAGGCTATGCACGTGCAACAGGAAGTTTAAAAACAAGTTATATACAATTACCAGAGTCAACTAGACTTATCATTAAACATTCAAAAGGTGTTAATGAAGAAATACGTGGTAGTAGATCACGTAATATCAAAGCATTATTTATTGAGAATTCTGCAGGTGAGCGATTTAGCTTTCCACACAAATATTTAGCTGGTGCTAAGGCAATGGCTAAACATGTAAGTATGGGCGGAACACCATATGATGAAATAGGTGAGTCCATTATAAGCATCTGCAAAGAAGTAGCAGAATGCAACCAATTTGTACGTCATGTACGTTCAAATAAATTAGTTAACGAAGGAAACATGGATATTGTTGAAACCGTTAAATTAAAGTTAAAAGAATTAAAACAAACAGTACACAGTCTTCAGACCTCTAGAGGTTATAACAACTTTCAGAGTTCTTCTACGCCGATTGTAGAAAATTCAGACAAAGAGGTTGACATTACTGGAAAATTCATGTACAATACATTTCAAGCTGCAAATATGGACGCAGTATTAGAAACCGTAGCACGTATTGTGAAGGAGAGAGATAGTATGACAGATCTAACAAAAGAATATCTAAGCAGACTGTATGATATGATTAAAAACAAAGAAGATTTTAAACTTAGTATTGATCCAAACGATCCAGAACATCCTGATAACGAAGATCCAGTTAAATATTCAGGTGGAATGGGTGCAATGGCAAAACTAAGCAGTATGCTATCTTATCTTGCTATGTCTAGCAAGAACGACGAAGCATTTAACTTGCTAAGTCACTTAGGAACAGAATTACATAACATGCCAGAAAAGACAGTTATGTTATTGGCGAAAATTGTTATGTATTTAGATAAAAACAATAAAACGTCAGAAAAACAAGCGGAACCAGCAGAAAGTATTGCTGAATCGGTTGTAAATGATTTACGTAGAAAAATTTCATAAATTTTTCAGTAAAAAGTACTTGACAGTAAGTACTATAAAATGTATACTGTAAAGGCTAACAAAGGCAAAACTATTTGACTAACGAGAGGTTAGTTAAAAAACAAAGTGAAACAATAATGTTTCGCTACTAATAAAGGCTAAAATAGGAGAAACTAATAATGGCATCTTTAGCAGAAATCCGTGCAAAATTACAGGCACAAGATAAAAAGAGCACAGGCTCTAGTAATAGCGGCGGCGACAACGCAATCTTCGCACACTGGAACATTCCAGAAGGCACATCAGCATCATTGAGATTCTTACCAGACGCAGATGAGAACAATACGTTCTTTTGGAAAGAACGTCAAATGATCCGTCTTCAATTTCCAGGAGTAAAAGGCGGAGACGAAAATAAACCAGTAACAGTACAAGTTCCATGTGTGGAAATGTGGGGAGAGCAATGCCCAGTCCATGCTGAAATTCGTCCTTGGTTTAAAGATCCTACTATGGAAGATATGGGACGTAAGTATTGGAAAAAACGTTCATACATTTTCCAAGGATTTGTATCACAAAGCGAAATGCAGGAAGACTCAGTACCTGAGAATCCTATCAGACGTTTCGTAATTTCACCTCAAATTTATAAGATTATCAGTTCAGCACTTATGGATCCTGAGTTTCAAGAAATCCCTACCGATTACGAAGCTGGTACAGACTTTAAGATTGTAAAATCTACAAAAGGTCAGTATGCAGATTATTCTACATCTAATTGGGGTCGTAGAGAACGTAGTTTAGATCAAGCAGAACGTGATGCAATTGCAACACATGGCTTGTTTAATCTAAACGACTTCTTACCAAAGAAACCAGATGCAGAAGCATTAAATGCTATCTTTGAAATGTTTGAAGCAAGTGTAGATGGTCAATTATATGATCCTGCACGTTTTGGTCAGTATTATCGTCCATATGGCGTTGATGCACCAACAACAGGCGCAACACCAGCACCAGCTCCTGCTCCAACACCAGTACCAACACCAGCACCAGCGGCTCCTGTAGCACCTGTAGCTGAAGCGGCACCGGCAGTTGTACAAGAGACGGTTGCGGCACCAACTGCAATTCCTGCACAAGAACCAGAAATGGCTACAGCAGGCGCACCAGCAAGTGATGCACCGAGTGCTCAAGACATTTTAGCGGCGATTAGAAATCGTAAGCAATAAGTAATATAAAACGAGTGGGGGTCCTTAGTGCCCTCACTTTAACTGAGGAGAAAAAACATTATGGCAAGACCATTTGACGTAAGTAAATTCCGTAAAAGTATTACAAAAAGTGTACCAGGTTTAAGTGTTGGATTCAACGACCCTGATACATGGATTAGTACAGGAAATTACACATTAAATAAATTAATTAGTGACGATTTCAATAAAGGAATTCCACTAGGTAAAGTAACAGTACTAGCCGGAGAATCCGGAGCAGGTAAAAGTTACATCGCCGCAGGTAACGTAGTTAAAGCGGCACAAGATCAAGGTATTTTTGTTATCCTTATTGATAGTGAAAACGCACTTGATGAAAAATGGCTACATGCATTGGATGTAGACACAGCACCAGAGAAACTACTTAAACTAAACATGTCAATGATTGATGATGTTGCTAGAACTATTAGTGACTTCATGAAAGACTACAAAGCAGAATATGCTGAAAAAGAATCGGACGAACGTCCTAAGGTATTATTTGTAGTTGATTCATTGGGTATGCTACTAACACCTACTGATGTAGATCAGTTTCAAAAGGGTGACATGAAAGGTGACATGGGTCGTAAGCCTAAAGCACTAACATCATTGGTACGTAATACAGTTAACATGTTTGGTGAATACAACGTAGGATTGCTAGCAACTAACCACACTTATGCATCGCAGGATATGTTTGATCCTGATGATAAAATATCAGGCGGACAAGGCTTTATATATGCATCAAGTATTGTTATTGCAATGCGTAAACTTAAACTAAAAGTTGATGCAGACGGCAATAAAACATCACAAGTATTTGGTATTAGAGCGGCTTGTAAAGTAATGAAAACAAGATACTCTAAGCCATTTGAAAGTGTGCAAGTAGAGATCCCATATGAAACAGGTATGAGCCCATACAGTGGCTTAACTGAATTCTTTGAAGCCAAAGGTTTGTTAAAGAAAAGTGGAAACAGTTTAGAATACATTAGCCCGGTAACAGGTGAAGTAATTAAAATGTTCCGTAAACCTTGGAATGCAAATAAGGACGGTGCATTAGACATTGTAATGAATGAATATAACAATGAAATTGCTGATGCGGCAGAAGAAGAAATGGGTAATACTGAAGAAACTATTACAACAACGGAGGCTATTAATGAATCTTGATGAAGGAGATTTTGAGTTTGTTTTTAATATATATGACGAAGCAACTGCTTTAATTAATGACAAAGATAAACCGGAGTTTGCAACAAAAGTAATTGCGGTTCTAGTTGATCATGGGTTTGAAATTAAACCAGCAGTAAAAGAGATTGCTGATCATTGCGACTTCCTTAGTGAAGCAATCGATGAGTATCTCGAACTAGAAGAAGAAGATGAAGGCTCTGTATTTGATGAGTATAACGAAGATGATGAGAGCTTAGATTACTAATGAGTATATGGTATCGTAAAGTAACAGCAAATCTTGGAGAGATAGTTTCGGCTATCTCTCACTTCGAAAAGCAAATTGATGAAGCAAGATTTGAATGCAGTATGAAAGGTAATCTCGAAAAGCAAAGTAGAGATATGCCAGGAATTGTTGAGCATAGATTTAATCAATTACAAGAAGTTGAAGCTATACTAGAATTTCTAAATACTGAAATGCGTAAATTACGATCAAAAACATTTCGCAAATTCTTAGAAAATTACAATAAAGCACTTAGTTCGCGTGATGCTGACAAATATGTAGACGGCGAATCAGAGGTAGTAGACCTGCAATACTTAATTAATGACTTTAGTTTAGTCAGAAATAGGTATATTGGTATAATTAAAGCATTAGAAGCTAAACAGTTTCAAATTAATAACGTAGTAAAACTTAGAGCGGCAGGACTAGAAGATATCTCACTTTAAGAGGTTGACAGGTAAGAAGTCTTACTGTATACTGTAAGTATATTAATTAAATGGAGTAATGATCATGCCTAAACATAAAACACCTTGGCCAAGTATTACAGTCGTTGATGTTATGGCCGCGGCTATTCAAGTTCACGAATCACAGGGTTTTATTCGTAGTGGACAAGGATACATAGATCATGAAGATCCCGAAAACCCAGTCACAATAGAAGATAATAAGACAAAAATTGTTGATATTATTGAAGATCCAAAAATGCTATTTACGCAGGATCAGTATGAAAAAGCCAATGAATTAATCAATACTATTAATGGTAAACTTATGATTAAGAAAATGACTAATAACCTTAATAGTTTTGAGGCTAATGTCGTTAGTTCGTTATCAGAAGCTAATGTTAACAAGTTTACTGTTAGTATTATAGCTAGTTTACCACATAGTGTAAGTATTGATAAAAAACGTGAAGAAGTCTCAGATAAGCTATTGTCGTTAAAACACAGTAGTCAGTATTTTGGAGATAGAGGTAAACGTTACGATATGTCAGTAGAAGTAATGGATGTTAAATTCATACAAACTAGCAATATTTACATGATTACTACTGTATATGCTAAAAAAGACTTAATTAAGTTTTGGTGGCGAGATCAACCCGATATTAGTAACGTTATTAATGGTAAAACTATCAAAATTAGAGCTACTGTTAACAAACATGAGCTATCAAAGTACACAAATGCTAAAGAAACCATGGTTAACCGGGTTAAAATCCTTGCAATTTAGGGGTTAATTAACGGTTGACATATAGCAAAACTCATATATATTATACTTAATAATAACTAATAACAATAATAAAAAAAGGAGTTATATTATGAGAAAAGCAAAAGCAGTAGGAACTAAGTTCTTTAAAGAAGGAACACAAAATCAACAAATCCTAGCTAAATTTTGGGGAACTGGTAAAGTATTTACTATGGATGTTCTAAGAGATAAATTAGACATCGCATCTCCAGGTGCAAGACTTTCAGAATTAAGAGCTGAAGGTTTTAACATCAAAGCTACAGCAATTGAATCTGGTATGCAAGGCAGACCAGCAGTAGAGTACACAATTGCTAAAAAAAGAGTAGCGGCGTAGTTAGCACAAAATATACATTATTGGGCCCTTTTCTTATAGGGCCCAATTCTATGAATAAACAAACCAAAAAAAGATTAAAAAAGTTGAAATATATAGGTTGACAAGCAAGATGTCTTACTGTATACTGTAAGTATAGTTAATAAAAAACAGGAGTTATAAATGGCTAATATGCAACTAAAGCAATCTCGTAAAAACACAAAAGGCGAGACTATCATTGAAGTTCTTCCTAACAATGTGAAGGACAATCCAAAAGAAACAGATGAGATGATTATAGAACGTATGCGTGAACGTTTTAACATCTTAGACGATATGACACAAGCATCAATTGATGGTGTTGTACGTGGTATGGTTGTAACAGGCCCTCCAGGTGTTGGTAAGTCATATGGTGTTGAACAAGTACTAGAAAAGAATAACTTGTTTGATGCAATTGCAGGTAACAAGCTACGTTATGAGGTTATCAAAGGTGCTTCAAGTGCAATTGGTTTGTACAAAGTACTTTACAATAACGCAGATAAGAATAGTGTTCTTGTGTTAGACGATTGTGATACAGTATTGTATGATGAGACAAGTCTTAACTTGCTTAAAGCGGCACTTGATTCTTGTAAGAAACGTAAACTAAGTTGGAATACAGATAGTGCATTGCTAAGACGTGAAGGAATTCCAGATACTTTCGAATTCCAAGGTAGTGTTATCTTTATTACTAACCTTAAATTTGATAATGTACGTGGTAAGATTAAAGATCACTTAGCGGCTATTATGTCACGTTGTCACTACTTAGATCTTACAATGGATACAATGCGTGAAAAAGTATTACGTTGTAAGCAGATTGTTGCAGATGGTATGCTTAATGAGTATCAGTTTACAGCAGAAGAACAAGATGACTTAATGGGCTTCATGTTTGATAACAAAGAAAAGATGCGTGAGATTAGTTTGCGTATGGTTACTAAACTTGCAGATCTTAAAAAGAGTTTTGGTGAAGACAAGTGGAAACGTACTGCAGAAGTTACATGTATGCGTAGAGCATAAAAATAAATTTTAGAAAAAGCCCTTCGGGGCTTTTTTTATGACATAAATATTAATATGGAATTTTTATTAAAAGCAATAATTGGCGGACTAGTGATAGCAGGTGTTGTTACAGCCGCAGAACGAGGCAACCCTACAATGGGTGCTTTAATATTAGGTATACCAGCGGCATCGCTTGTTAGTATTACCTTTATGCATTACAGTGGAGTACAACCAGATGTATTCTCACAACTAGCAAAAGAAACAATTTATTTTGTTATGGTCAGTTTAATATTCTTTCCAATTTTTGCGTATATGGTTTTGCATTATAGCTTCTGGCTATCTATGACACTATCATTGACAATCACACTACTTGCCATTTATGGCCTTCTAAAATACTTATCATAAAAGTCATGTATAACTTGACTTTTTGGCTAAGTTCATGTATTATACTATTATGAAATGTAAAATTGTTTTAAAAGATGAAGTTAACTGTAAGATAGAAGGTCTTGATGTTAACACCCGCCGTAAATGTGAGAAGGAACTAAAGTTCTTTTTACCATATGCATATCATGTGCCAGCATATAAATTAGGTAGATGGGATGGATGCCAAAGCTACTTTACAGTAGGTGGTGTTACATATATTAATTTACTTGATAGAGTACTTCCAACTATTATGGATAATGGATATCAAATTGATATAGATGATTTGAGAAAAAAGTTTGATTTTAAATTTCCAACTGTTGACGAAACTACATTTCAACATAAAGTATGGCCAGAAAAACATCAAATGGCGGGAGAGCCTATTATACTTCGTGACTATCAAATTGAAATTGTAAACAAGTATTTAGAGACTCCACATTGTTTACAGGAAATTGCAACAGGTGCAGGTAAAACATTAGTAACAGCGGCATTAAGCGAACGTGTAGAACAGTATGGAAGGTCAATAGTTATTGTTCCAAATAAAGATTTGGTTAGACAAACTGCTGACGATTATGCTAACTTAGGATTAGACGTTGGAGTTTATTTTGGCGACAAAAAAGAATTAGGAAAAACTCATACTATTTGTACATGGCAGAGTTTGAATAGTATTAAGAAAAGATTTAGAGAAGGTGAATCAGATTTAAGTTTAGCAGACTTTGCTGAAGACGTTGTGTGTGTAATAGTAGACGAAGTACACCAAGCAAAAGCAGATGTGTTAAAAGAGTTATTAACAAAAGAATTTGCACACATTCCATTACGTTGGGGTTTGACAGGTACTATTCCTAAAGCAGATCATGAGAAGGTTAGTTTACAAGCGTGTTTAGGAGATGTAACTAATAAACTTAGTGCAAGTGAACTACAAGGCATGGATGTACTTAGTCAGTGTCATGTTAATGTTGTACAAATGAAAGAGTTTGCAGAATATAATAATTATCAAAGCGAGTTAAGTTATCTTACTACAGATAAAGCTCGAATGGAATATGTAAGTGGATTAATTGAAAAAATATCTGCTTCTGGTAATACTCTTGTATTAGTAGATAGAATTAAAGCAGGCGGATTGATTTGTGATAATCTACCACAGGCTAACTTTGTTAGCGGAGAAATGAAGTCAACAGATCGTAAAGATCAATATGATAATATCAATGAAGGAACTAATCAAATTGTAGTAGCAACTTATGGAGTTGCGGCAGTAGGTATTAACATTCCACGTATTTTTAATCTGGTACTAATAGAACCTGGAAAGAGTTTTGTTAGGGTCATTCAAAGTATTGGTCGTGGAATACGTAAAGCAGAAGATAAAGATAATGTTCAAATATGGGATATTACCAGTACAGCAAAATTTAGTAAAAAACACTTAACAGAGCGTAAGAAGTTTTATAAAGAGGCAAACTATCCATTCAGCATTGAAAAAGTTGATTGGCAATAAGGAAAAATAATGAAAATATTAACAGTTGAAAACGAAACGTATGAACTAGATGACATACCAGACACTATAGATGATTTAAGATACAGTATACTAGATTATAGTAATCCAGGGTTTATTGATTACTACTTTATCCCATTGGTATTTTTAGAAAGTTTTTATGCACCAGCCGCAGTATTAAAAATAGGTGAATACCAAATTACTATGCCATTAGATTGGAGTGTTGTAATTTGTGATCCAAGTGTAGGAGATCCAGAAGTATTAAGTTTAATGAGTTTAAATGACAGAGGCTTTAGTGTATTTGCATTTAATCCAGTAACTGGTTTTACACCTAAGTTTTTAGATATTCAAATCACTAACATTTATACTGATGTTAAATGGTATGCTCCTAAACTTAAATTTGGTCATCTATTAAATGTACCACTACATGATGGGCCAAATGCACCATGTGTACTATTTGTAAAAGAATCAAACAAGTTACCTGAGGTACTTGACATTAGTGAGCTTTGGTAGTACAATGAAGACTAGGATACATGTTAATCAACATATAATTAAACGTAATGCTAAGTCTGGTGACAGAGAGCCTGTGTTGACATGTAAAACATCTAAAAGCAATGACTATGCACATGAGGTACATATTAAAGGTGATAGTAAGGTTGTTTACAGTCCAGATAAACCATTACCATGTGGTGCAAAAGTTTGGATAGAAACTGAAGGGGAAGTAATAATTGTCAAATAAACTAAACATCAAAGAAGAGATGAGATCTATTGATACTAAAGATAGAGCTTGGTATGATAGTTTAACCGATGAAGAAAAGAACAAACTTGGCTTATGGCTACTTATGCGTTACACTAGTAGTTGTGGAGATAAGATGTTTGCAGAGCATTACTTAGAATGGACTAATGAAGTAGTTAATGTACACTTTAACAAGTTACGTAAACATCCACAATTGCAGTATCAACTGATGCAATTAGTTGGATTAGGTAAGACTACATTTCATCCATGGCTTGCTCCTGGAAAATCAATGAAGAAAAATAAGATTCAAAAATGGGTAGTTGAAAACTATAACCATTTAAATGATGATGAGGTAGAAATATTTATTAGCACAAAAACAAAAGATGATTGGAAAGATCTTTTTGAGGAGTATGGGCTAGATAAAAAACAAATAAAAGAATTATTAAAATGACGTTTACGGCTTTAGATCTAAACATAACAGATGAAGACAGAAAAGCCATGTATAACGAAGTAATGTCCGTTGACGATAGTTATTGGCACTACAACGAATTTCGTGGATGCAAAATGTTACCTGTATTTAATGCAGGCGGCCAACTTGGTGGAAATGCAGAAGGCAAGAATACAAGACATGGTGATTTTGCATACACTGAACCAGCACAGAAGTGGACATTTACACAAAAACTTTTAGAAGAAAAAGTATTCCCATGGATGGAACCACTTGGCAGAGTTACTATATTAAGAACACCTGCAGGCTATGGATTAAATGTACATTTAGATAGCAAGGTTGACGAAATAGGTACACTACAACATAAATTTAGAATTGTATTAAACGGTGATGTTGATAAATTATATTTTATAGATAAAAAACATAACAAAGTCTATATTCCACAAAATTATACTACGTATGTACTAGATGGTAGTCATCCACATGCACTTGAACCTGGTACAGAAGAAAAAGTTACATTGTGTATAGGAGCACCGTGGACTGGACAACCAACAGAAAAATATATTGACTTGGTTAACAACTCGTTGTATAATATGAAAGTTAGTAGACCAGACAATTTAAAAGAAAATTGGACTGATCCTTTCTGGAAAATGGAAACTGTTAATGTATAAATGTAATTACTGTAATAAAACATTCAAAAAAGAAAGTACACTAGCGGTACATATGTGTGAACAAAAACGTAGGTTCATGCAAAAAAGTGAACAACATGTTCAGCTCGGATTTAGAGCATTTCAATTATTTTACAAGATAGGAACAAATTCAAAAAATGAAAAAAGCTACGAAGATTTTGCAAAGAGTCAATACTACATTGGCTTCTGTAAGTTTGGTTATTATTGCCGCGACATTGGTATCGATGATGTACCGGCTTATGCAACTTGGTTAGTAAGAAATCAAGTAAGACTTGATCACTGGTGTAAGGACAAGCAATTTACACTATGGATGAAAGAACGTTTAAGAACTGAGTCAGTAGACAGAGCAGTAGAACGTACTATTTTATTTTTACAAACATGGGCAAAAGAAAACAACACAACATATAATAATTATTTTGAGATAGTATCACCTAACTTAGCAGTATTTCATATTTGTAGTGGAAAGATTTCGCCTTGGGTACTATTTAATAGTATGGCAGCACAAGGATTAATTGATAGATTTAATCCTGAACAAATTAAAATGGTTACTGATTATTTAGAAATAGATTATTGGGAACGTGCAATGAAAGTAAATCCACAAGACACTAAATGGGTAAAAGAAATAATGGAGCAAGCAACTATATGATATTGTCAATACTTTACATATTAGCATGTTTTGCATTACCAGTATATATGTTGTATAAAATGAATAAGGAGAAACCAGATGATCGTTAATACTGATATTGACATTGATGTAGCAAATAGAGACAAGCTACTTAAAATTATTAATGGAATACCAGCAATGATTGCACGTGATAACAAACAAGTTAAGCACAACACTGGCGTATACTTTCATGACATTCCTAGCAACCCGTTTACAGGCATGGCTACAATTGATCATAAAGAAGCCGAAAGCATGGGTTACTTTAAGATTGATATACTTAATGTTGGCTTATATAAAAAGATAGAATCTAAAAAACAATTAGATGATTTACTAGCAATGAAACCAATGTGGGAGTTGTTAGAACATAAAGAAGTAGTAGAGCAATGTTTTCATATTCATAAACACTTTGCTATTGTTGGACAAATGAAACCAAAAAGTGTTGAACAAATGGCGGCTGTTTTGGCTATCATTAGACCAGCCAAAAGATATTTAATTGGTAAAGATTGGAATACCATTAATTCGGAAGTATGGGTTAAGCCTACAAATGGCGAATATTATTTCAAAAAAGCACATGCCCATGCGTATGCAATGGCTATTGTATTACAATTAAATATGCTTGCTACTGGTTTTTCTTTACAAGATTAATACTTCTACGTTTGATACGTTTAGTAATGCTATTACTTAATCTTACTTCCGGTCCTGCAATTACGTCCATCTGTTTAACATTAAAACTTTGTACACAATATTGGAAATTCCATCTATTAAGCAATGCAATATTAATAGGTAACTTTCTATTAGTTTCCCACCACCATTCTTCGCCAAGTTCTAAGAACTTTGCTTTTTCGGTAGTTTCGTTTAATCGATCGTAGACATACATGCTCGCAACATGGTTATCTATATTTTGGATTATACCTAGATACTCGTTGCCAGCATACTCTACCACGGTAAGGAACGGATATTCGTCCAAGAGTCTCTGATGTTTTGTTTGCATTACTTCTATTTATGCTTTCAAAATCTGGTACTATTTGATAAATACAATACAGGAGTCTAACACATGTCAAATTACGGAACAACATATAATATAAACCAAACAGGCGAATTATACGCATTAGAAGACCACGGTTCAGCACCAGGACTAGGAAAGTATGCAAGTGCAAAAGGCACCGCAGTTAATAGTCCAGTTAATTATAGATTCTTAAAATTATTCCGTGGCTTTGATAATGAGTTTTTCTTTTTTGTAAAGAATCAAGATAGAAAACCTATTATGTTACATGGTACTACAATGCAAGTATCGTTAATTGATAGAAGCGACAGATCAACTGTAATAAGTAAAAAAGCAATTATAACTGATTACGATGCAGGATCTGTAAAAGTAGTAATAACAAGTGGTGAGAGTGGATTATTTTCACAAGGGTTATACGACCTAGTGTTTAGTTACACAACTGACCAAGGTTTAGTAGTTCCTATGTATTGTGATTTGAATATGAGACCCAACTATACAGTTGAATGTTCAGAAGAAGGCGATGCATTACCACTTACTACACAGATCAATGATTCATTTACTACACAAATAATCAACACTGATACATACTATTTTAGTAGTGCATTACGTGCAACTGGTTACTATAATAAGCCAAACGGACTTATTACTATTGCTGTTTATGGAACAGGATATACTGGTAATTTTTGGGTACAAGGTGCATTAAGTGAAAACCCACTAGAAAGCGACTGGTTTGATATTACTTTAGGTACATATACACAACCATTCTATCCATATAACGGACATACTGGAATAGATCCGTGGACATTCCGTACAAATGTTAAATATATTAGAACAAAACACACTCAACCGACAGGAACACTTGACAAAGTTATAGTTAGAGTGTAATATATACACATGGCTTTAATGAATACATACGTGAGAACTCTGGTTCCGGTTAACTGGCGGTCTAGTCCTAGTGGCTGGATTAGTGGTAACTGTCCGATGTGTGTACGCAATGGACAAGCAAGACCAGATAAGAAAGGCAGAGGCGGTTTCTTATTTGATGATGATAAGTTTCAATATAATTGTTTTAATTGTAATTATAAAACAGGCTGGAGTCCACAAAGCAAAATTACTGTAAGATTAAAAAATCTACTAGTTACACTTGGTGCTGATGAAAGCGATATACAACGTATACAGTTAGAATTATTACGTGAACAAGATGTAGAAACGTTATTAATAAAAACAGAAAAACGTAAAAATTTAGTTATTGATTGGGATGAGAAAAAACTCCCAGATGACGCAAAACCTTTTATGGACTTTACAGAGCCAGATGCAGATTGGACAGAAGCAGTAGCATACTTAACAGATCGTGGATTTGATGTAACTGATTCTAGATTTATGTGGAGCCCAAGTAAACAACATGGAAGAGTAAACAAAAGATTTATATTACCATTTACATATAAAGGTAAGGTAGTTGGCTATACAGCAAGATGGGCAGGAAATACTATTCCTAACGGAATGCCTAAATATTATAATCAACAACCAAAGAAAGACTTTGTATATGGATTAGATAAACAAACTAGTGATAAGCAATTTGTTATTGTAACTGAAGGGCAACTTGATGCTATAGTTACAGACGGGTGTGCAATTGGTAGTAATAATATAAATGATGAACAAGCAGATATACTACATAGTTTAGAAAAACAAATTATAGTATTACCTGATGCAGACGAAGCTGGTAAACTAATGTGTAAATCAGCTATAAAGAACGGTTGGATGGTAGCATTTCCCGAGTGGAATGACTGTAAAGATGCAAGTGATGCCTTGACAAAATACGGAAGATTGTATACAATAACAAGTATAATAGATAGTGCTGAAAAGAATCCAACTAAAATTGAACTATTAATGAGAAAGTATTGTAAATGACAGAACAAGCAAAAGAATATAATATAGATCTACAACGATTATTTGTAGAATTTTTAGCACAAGATAAAGATCTGTTTGCTAGAATAAATGGCATTTTAGATCCTGAATACTTTGATAGAGAATTACGCAAGGGTGTAGAATTTATAAAAGAACATGCAGTAGGATATAGTGCATTACCTACACGTGAACAAATCTTAGCAACAACTGGGCTTGAATTACAAGAATTAAAAGATGTCGATGATAGACATAAAAAATGGTTTATAGATGAGTTTGAAGTATTCTGTAGACACAAAGCATTAGAATCGGCAATTTTAAAAAGTGCAGATTTATTAGAAAAAGGTGATTACGGGCCAGTAGAACGTATGGTAAAAGAAGCAGTACAAGTTGGACTTGCTAAACATATGGGAACAGACTATTGGGAATCACCAGCAGAACGTATTGAACGTGTTCGTAATCAACGAGGCGGTACAAGTACAGGCTGGGCAGAAGTTGATAAGAAACTATATGGTGGATTTAATAGAGGTGAATTGAATATATTTGCTGCACCATCTGGTGGTGGTAAAAGTTTATTCTTACAAAACTTAGGATTAAATTGGGCACTAGCAGGATTAAACGTTGTATACGTTAGTTTAGAACTTAGTGAAGAATTATGTAGTATGCGATTAGATAGTATGTTAACAGGCATGAATACACGTGATGTATTTAAAAATGCAGATGATGTAGATTTAAAAGTACGTATGCAAGGTAAAAATGCAGGTAAACTACAAATTGTACAATTACCTAACGGTATTACAATTAATGCTATTACTAGCTATTTGCGTGAATATGAAGTTAAGAATGATATTAAAATTGATGCAATTTGTATTGATTATTTAGACTTAATGATGCCAGCACAAAGTAAAGTTAATCCAAGTGATTTGTTTATTAAAGATAAGTTTGTATCTGAAGAATTACGTAATTTTGCAGTAGAGCATGATATACTATTTGCAACAGCATCTCAGTTAAACAGAGCGGCAGTAGAAGAAGTAGAGTTTGATCACTCTCATATTGCTGGTGGTTTAAGTAAGATTCAGACAGCTGATAATGTAATTGGTATCTTTACAAGTCAAGCTATGCGTGAACGTGGACGTTATCAAATTCAGTTTATGAAAACACGTAGTAGTAGCGGTGTTGGACAAAAAGTAGACTTAAAATTTGATATATCAGGCTTACGTATTGAGGACTTAGATGACGATGAAGCAGGATCTACAATGAATCAACCTAGTGCTATGTTTGAGAAAATTAAGGCACAAAACAAAACAACACACCAAGAAAAGAACATTGCTGAGAATAGTGTTGTTGAAAACACTATAACAGGGCATGATAAACTTCGCAGTATGCTCAAAAGAAGTAATAGTTAGATAAATACTACAAAGTAAACTTATTACGGAGAACAAACATGAAAAAACGTACTCGAAGTCTATTAG